AACCCTGCACCACCACCACCGATGGATCCTAACTGATACTGTACCCTCTCTACAAATAACTTATAATGCCTTTGTAGTTGTTCTAGTGTAACAAAGTTTTGATCGATTGGAGTAAGTGGATCTGAATTACTTACCTCTGGAGGATCTTCCCCAAGAGGAACATTCGTTTCTATAAGTTCTTGTTGCTTCTCTTTTAACTCCTCAACAAGTTTATATAATTCTGTTACATCTAGAGTAGTGTCTTCATATTGATTATTCAACTTGGATATATTTCGATTTACATCCCTTCTCAAATTATTGATAGTATCATCATAGTATTTTGGTTTAGGTAAATTTTCAATCTCATCTGATAAACCATCAAAATATCCTTTGGATAAATCTTTAGTTTCTAAATTTTTTCTATTAAATTCTTTTACTTCCTCTTCAACTCTTTGCTTTAAAACATTATAATGACCAAGTATCTGTTTCTTCAATTTTCTATCATCATCTTTAAATTCTCTATGATGATTCCAAATTCGAAGAGCAGTTTCCTTTAACTCCTCATATATTTTTCCTTTAGTTTCTTTTAAACTACTACTTACTTTTTCAAATTCAACTTTATTTTCAAAGTCTTTAAGATCAAAATTTTCTGAAATTTCTTGAATCTCTTGATCTATTCTACCTCTAATAGAATCGAGATTATCATTTACTTTTACAAAGTCAGAATCAATAACACCGAAAGTTTTTCCTATCCATGAGAAATCAGGAACCTCATTAACTTCATTAACCCATTTTGGAAATTCTGGTACAGATTCTTTTACTGCAAGAATATCTTCTTTAAGAGATTCTAAATCTGCCTCATAATATTTTGGTTCAGGAAGATTTTCAATATCTTCTTTAATGAACTTAATCTTCTCCTCAAGATTATTAACTTGTTCATCATAATATTTTATCTCTGGTATATCAGCAGCATTGCGATCTATCTCCTCTCTTAATGCAGCAATCTCGTCATCATAATATTTTATCTCTGGAACATCTGGAATATTATTTTGTACTTCTTCAATATGAGAAGTTATTTTCTCCAACTCCTCATCATAACATTTTATTTCTGGAATATCTGGTATATCTTTTCTTACGTCATTTATCAGACGTACTATCTCCGTTAAATCTTGTGACTCTTCTATAGAGCAAGGTCCAGTATCTACTACAACTTCATTTTCTTCCTCTTCTTCCTTTTCAACAAAGTCTTCTACTGAAGGTAATTCTTTTTCTTCTTTTATAAAATCATCGAGTGAGGGTAATTTACTCTTAAGTAAATCATCTATCGACGGTAACGTATCCGACATTGTATTAGTATCGTATGTACTTTAGGATTTCTCTCCTTTTTCTATTTAGAATCTTTTGGTAGTCCGTTCTTTAATAGTTTCTGTAGATCTGCAGTTGACCCAACAAACAATGCATTATTGACAGTAGATGGTCCTTTCTGTTTAGATTCTTCTTCTACATCTTTTAATTTTTTCTGAAGGTCCATCAACTTATCAGTAGCATCAGAAACACTCTTAATCAACTGTCCTGCGACCTCGTATGCCCTTGGCATCTCACTATCCTGTGCAAGTTCAAGAATACCATTAATTGCCTCCTGACCCTTCTCTATGATGCTGTAGAGATTACCACGAGTATACTCATAGTCCTTTTCAATATCATTTTTAGTAAGTCTATCTGGTTTTTGTATTCCAACATTTGGTTTAAGTTCATCTGCATCTAATACTTCAGTAGGTGCAATGTTGAAGGTTTCATCTAAATTTTCGGTTGATTTCATGATGTTGTGTCAGTAATTGTTCCATCAAATCCAAAGTCATCTCCATCAGCAATCAATGCACTATCTACACCAATAGTACCAATACTCGTTGTTGTATCTGTAAAGTCAATACCTTTGACTGCTGCTCCTAGTACATGTTCAATTGGAATTGCACCATCTTTTCCTCTAGTAATATTAAGTGTATTACCAGATTTAGATCTTACATATATTCTTTCACCATCGATGTCAATATACTTCCTTGCTGCAATACCACTTGCATCCTCAACATCTATTGTTTTAGCATCAACAGTTACATCTGCAGATAATACTGTAACAGTATCGTCAGTATAATCTTTAAGTGCTTTTGGCTTGACAGAGTATGTAAGTTCTCTTCTGGTATTTGTTGTATCTGTACCAGTAAGGTAATTGATAGTAGACTTCTTGATGATGTCTTTGGTAGCATCTGCAGTAGGACCAAAGAGGTATGTCTTTGCAGTAAATCTCATTGTATAAAGAAGAACTCTTCTTTCAGAGTAATCTCCTTCATAATCATCTTGCATTGTTACATTTTCAAGTATAATTGGAATATCTCTCTTCTCGTTTAATGCTGAAACCAAATTAACCGTGAGGTTATATGATGGTTGAAAATATGGTAATATTTGTTCTACAATCTGAAGTGCGTCATCATTTAATTTACACATAATAGCAAGTTCAAATTGCATATTATATGGAACAGGCATATATGCCTTTTTAGTATCGGATTCTGAATTAGGATCCTTTACAGTAAACTGTTGAGTAGTAGTAACTTTTCTTGAAGAATCGTAAGTTAAACCTGTAAACTCAAATGACATCCTTGGTAAAGTGATGGCAAATGGTTTATTTAAATCTGGTGATTGCTCAATTCTTGCTAAAAACTTTTGGGTAGGTCCATATGCCAATGGAACCTTCAAAGATCCACCATCTTGTTTAATAGAAATGTTATTAAACAAGGTTCCGAAAGAGATTATTGTTCTCCTAAAGATCTCGTTGTAAAAATACTCAAACATTTTATTTTATAGGGGTTAACTATTATTTAGGGAATACCGAATGGATTCCGTTCAGTGAAGTCTAAAATATCATCTGCTTCGTTTTCTATATTTAAATTATCTGCATATTCGTCATTATCTGGTTCAGTACTAATGAGTCTTATAACATGAGTAGCACTTGATGTTCCACCAGTTAAAGTTTCTCCAGTAACAAATGTACCAACAACAGAAGCAACCTCTAGAACATTGGTACTAGAGTTCCAAACTCTTACTCTTGCAGTAGTTCCACTTGTACCACCAGTTATTACTTCATTGAATGCAAATTCACCAGTTCCACTTGCACCAGGATCAGAAATACTAATTGTAGGTGCAGTGCTGTATCCTAAACCAGAGTTAGTTATATTAATAGCAGTAATCTCTCCAGCAGAACTTACGACTGCGGTAGCAGCAGCAGAAACTGTAGTGACACCTGATTTAAATACTTCATTAGTAAAGGTAATTGTTGGAGATGTTGTATATCCACCACCACCTGACGAAACAGTAACTATACCAATAGTTCCATCACCAATAGTACTTACAGCAGTAGCACCTGTACCAGTAGCACTGATAAAGGCAATCTTCGGTGCTACAGTATATCCAGCACCAGCATTAGATAAATCAACATTTTGAACTGATTGAGCACTTGGATTAGCATTTAAGTTACATACATTGATTCCACCAATCATTCTAACAGTTGCAATACCAGTCGTGCCTCCCGAAGGTGCAGAAGATATAGCAACAACAGGTGGTGTTAGATATCCACCACCTCTATCACCTATGGTGATATACCTAATAGCACCAGAAGTTACAATACCTGTTATTGCAGTTGCAGTAGACCCTGTACCAATTAAAGTTAGAGTCTGTGTTATTCCTTGTATTGTACTGATACCATCTTCAGTCAAACCATCACCAACATCATCACCAACTAAATTATCATCAATATCATCAACACCAGTAGAAATAACTTCATCCTCAAGTCTGAATAGTTCACAAGTGAGTTCATATGTATACAAGTCTTGTAACTGATAATATGGTTTTGCATATTCAATATCTTTTATTTCATAAAGACGATCATCAAGTGGAAACCATATCAAGTCTCCAGTCTTGGGTCTTGTAGAAAGTTTAATATTTGCCTGATCCTCTATTAAAGGTGAGATGTAATTTTCAAACCTTTCTCTTGAAATAACTAATCTAACCTCATCTTGAGATTGAATACCAAACTTGCTTAATAAATTACCAGCACCAGAATACTCATCATAATTATCTACATATGCTTCTAAAGGTAATGCAAGATCAAATTTAGATTTAACAACCTCTCTTATAACAGTTTTCTCATCTACATACTTTCTTGGTAAATAAAATATTTCAACACCATATGTCCTCAATTGTTCATTGATTAGATCTTGAACAAGATTCTGCTCCGAATTAGTTCCTTGAGTGAAATAGGGGTTAAGTACCATATTCTTAACCTATCATATCAAGTGGAGGAATTTCATAAGTATTGGACATTAGTTCTTGAATCTTATCAAGTTCAACTTGGGCATCATCATATATTTGTCTTCCATTCAACTCAATTCCACCAGGTAATTTAACTCCAGTAAATTTAATTAAATTCTGTCCCCACTGTCTTTTAATAAGAGCAGTCAGATATCTCTTTAGGAATGAGTCATTATAAACACCAGTAAATGTATTTGGATCTAAAATTCTAAAACATTCTAAAACCAATACATTATCTACTGATTCAGCACCCCAATCAATATCCAAATACAATCTATCTTGTCTCTGATTAAATCTTATTTGTTTATCCGTAGTTAACAAACGATCAATATCAGACAAATAACTTTTTACCATTGAATATTGAAGTAAATCAAGAGAACTGAATTGATACAAATCATTCAGAAACAATTGATATTTAATACTAAACATTCCACCAGATATAGTGCTACTATTAAACTTAAAAATCTTTTCTACTCCAATTACCGAATCAGGAATTTGGATAAAATTAGAACTTTCATACCAATTAGAAGTAACTTCTCCATAACCAGGTACGTTAGTGGATGTGGCTGTTGTGGTTACAATTCCTACCCCAGTATCACTAACTCCTGCTTTCCCTCTATCAATATCTGCCTGACTAATTTTGTATTTTAAATACATTTTTTCAACACCATCAAAATGTCTCTCCTGAAAATACTGGAGAGCATCATCCATCAAGTCATCAATTTGTTCATCGGCAACATTGATCTCCAACACAGGAGCACCCAATTGCCTTAAACAATATTGCTTTAATTCGTTTTTGCTTGCTGGTTTTGCCATTTAAGATATATTACCCCACAGATATTTATGGTGCAGAAGATATGCCTGAATAGACATATACATTTCCACTAACAAGTTTGAATATTGTAGATCCTGAATCAACGTTAACATCATATACATATCTACCCTGATCTAGTGCTGCAGTTGCAGTTGAACCTAAAGATAACTTTACCTTTCCACCATATGCACTTGTAAACCCAACAGTAAGTGTTGCATTTGCATATGAACTTGATCCAGCACCAACACTCTTGGATATTTGACCACTACCACTCCAATCCTGTGTTACCCCTGTAGTGCCTATACCTGCTGAAAAATTATAATTATTGTTATTAACATCAACAACATTTAAGTTGGTTACAGAATTGGAACCACCATAAACTGTCAGATTCACTCCAAAAGGAACTCCTGAATCAGGATCAAATGTTACTGTTTTAGTTGCCATTTACTAACTCCTTGAGAAGGGATTTGATTTCATTCATTTCACTTTTTAAATCCGCAAGTTCTTGTTCAACATTGTGTGATTTTTCAATTTCTTCATTTTTAACTGAACGTCTAGCAATATATTGCTCATAGTCAGTTGTATTAACATTAAGTATTGAGTTTGTTTTAGGATCTCTTGCAAGATCCGAATGTCCTTCAAGTTTATACATATCAGGCAAGTGCGATAACTCTCAATTCTTTTACTCTTGGAACATAAACCTGATTTTTAGAAGTCAATACAAATTTAACTCTGTACGATCTAAATGCAGGTAACTCGTCTGCAGTGAATGTATATTCATTAAATTCAATAGCATTAGAAGTAAATCCAAAAGTATTTGACTTCTTAATAAATCCATCAGAACTACCATCACTCTTTTCAGGTGAAATTACCTGACCCCTTGAATTTAGATTATTATATCCAGGGAATGGTACAAACACTGGTTTAAATCCTTCATTATTACTAATAGCATAGAATGCTCTAACATCACAATCTTCATTAATATGAGCACTTAAAAGAAGTTTTAAAGAAGTTGCTGAATTTTCCAGTTGAATTTCTTTAGAAATATATCGGCAAGCAGTTGGATCAGCACCAAGAGTAGAAACTCTATCATCAGTCGCATAGTCTTTAATAACATCATTTACCCTATTTGATGTAAGGATAATTGATGTTCTTTGACCATCAATAACTGGTGATACATGAGAATCCATTGTGTTTAATAGAAGTCTCATATTAAGAGATTTGTTACCAGGAATTTGATTTAATTTCTCATCCTCATTAACCTTGGATGCAATCATTCTTGCAGTGTTAAGATAATTTGCCTCATTAACAGTCACACTTTCAAATCCATTATCAACAAATGGTGTTTCAGTGCCACTCAAACTTCTACTTGTAATAGATCTCATTTCAGCATTGAGTGTTGTTCCAGCAACAGTTAAGTTGTGAACAATAGGAGTAATTATCTCATAAGGCATATTTTGTGTTGCCTTAATATTTAATCCACCAGAGGATTTTGTCTGATTAATATAAAGTTTTCCATTTCCAGTATCAACACTTCTATCATCATTACCACTATAGAACTTCTCTGACATATCCAACTTAATATTGTAAGAGTCAAATGTAATTGATCCCTCAACATCAGAAGAAGTTGTAGCTGATAATTCGTGTGTTTTATTAATTCTCTTTAAGTTGATTCCACCAAGTTCATATTTATAAACTGGAGTTCCAACAGGATAACTAACTGGATTAGTTCCTCTTGTGAGAAGACTGCCTCCAATAGTATTACCACTAACTGTGTTATACTGAATAATTTCATTACCAATTTGAAGATATCCTGTATTCGTTGTACCAATACCTACACCCTCAAAGGTTGTAAATGTAGAAGCAGAAGCAACAGATATACTTGCAGTTGATGAAGCATCATATGCAGCAGTCAGTTTTGTTGGTCTAGAATCTGGCATAACTCCAGAAATCTTAACCATGTTATCTGTAAAGTACATTCCATGATTCTTATGATTCACTTGAATATGAGTTCCATCTTGATCTTCAGTAATAGTGGTTGTTTGAACATCACCACCTTGACCAACTGGTTTTCCAGAATTTAATTCAGTTGATACACCCGCATTATTAGTATAGAAAACTGTATGTATTCCAGAAGAATTGGTTAACCATGCTCCCTGAACATTATCAAGAATTAGTTCATCAATCTCACCAATTGTTGCCACGGTTAATCTCATATCTTGACCAACTGAAGCAATTCCAATTGTAGTTACTCCAACTACATCACCAACTTGATAACCACGACCACCTGCGTTACTTACAGTTGCAGCAATAGCAACTCCATCAACTACTTTAATATTTGCTTTAGCACCACTTCCATTACCAGTAAGAGTAACTAAATCTACTTCTTCAAAAATTAAATTACCATCAGTAGGTGTATATCCAATACCAGCATTAGCAATACCTAAATTAGCAGATGCAGTTCCAGCAGCTCCAACTAAATTACCAGTAGCATTTGTTTTTCCTTGGAAGAATGTATTACCTTGGACATATCCAGTATCTGCTAATGTTGTTCCAAGTCCAACTCTAATTTTTCTCGATTTTAGAATCAAAGAATCTGGCATCAAAGTAGGAATTTGTGCATTTCCTTCTTTTAGTTCTGGACTATAAAGTTCTACAGATCCTGAATTAATAAAGTCTGCTCTGTATAATGTAAACTTAAGATCTTCCCACTGACTTGGTTCCCAAGTAGAAGCATTTTGAGACTTGAATAA